TTCGGTAGGAAAACACCATAGGGTTATACTCCTATCAATGCTTTTACTTCTTCTTCAGTTAAACCTAAGTCTAAAAGTTTTTGTTTGCCAGATGCTTTTTTAGTTGTCATATCTGCATCAGCTTGTTGTAGTTCTGCAATCTTTGCGTTCACTTCTGCTTCAGTTGGCATAGTAGCACCATCTTTTATGATTTTAATATGTTGGTATTGCATTCTTTCAGAGTTAGGAATTTTATTTCCATTGTCATCTTCTTTTTTCCAACCATACCAATTACCACCATTGAAAGTTTGTAATGCTTCTTGTAAATAATCTCTATTCATTTTATGTATCTCCTAATCTAATAAATGTTGCTTCAGATTCATTAGCACCTGTACCAGCAATTAATCTTGTTGTACCAGATTGAGGAGTTGCTGATTTAAATCTTATTTTATGAGTAGATGTATTTGTAACATCAAACATAAAAGATTGAACAAGTGTTACATAATAATTAGCACCTGAAACACTACCATAAGCTGATGAAGCAATATTGTAAGTACTGTTATCTAGTGTTGTTTCTGTAAATTGACCAACATATTGTGAAGCATTAGTATTTGTCAAAGTTGCTCTCCATTGTATCCAATATATTCCTGTTGATGGAAAAGTAAAAATACCTGAACTTTCTGTCATACCTGTTCCAATACCACCCCAACCATCAGTATCTGCTCTTTCCCAACCTGTAGTATAAACTGTGTCATTCCCATCAATAGCTGCTGTAGGTCGCCATTGGTCAGCCATTTCAATACCACCACCAGCTTCTGCAAAAGTATTATCTCCTCTTAAAAAGGTTGTAGCATCTTTAGTTCCTGTTGCTGTTAGCTTAGCAAGTGAAACTGTATTATCTGATGGAACACCTAAGTCTAATACATTCCCCAATATCATTACAAAGTCTATGACATCACCAGTAACTAGGTTACTAGCAAAGGTTAAGGTAGAACCAGATACTGTGAATGAATCTACAGGTGCTTGAAGAATACCATTTAAAGATACCAGCATATGATTTTCAGATTGTGGAGAAACATTTGTTCCCCCTACTTGTAAGGTGTATGCAGCTTGACCATTAACGACAGCTATGCTATCGCACTTTTGAAAGTTTCCTATTACTGGTGTCTTACCTATATATGCCATTAATTATTTCCTTCTGGTGGATTATCTATAACAGTATTTCCTGCTGCTATCCACTCTTGTATTGTTTGGTAATCTGTGTTTGCTGGGTCTAGTGGTACTGATTTAATTCTGTTAGAATTTACATAAGTTATTTTATAACTTTGAAATTCTCCATCTGTATAATTTTTTGTAACTGTATCAATCATAATTATAACTCCGAATCTACTGCTAAATACGCACTATTATTATTAGATAAAAGATAACCAGCATCACCAGCAGTTCCATTTGCTTCTGATGTATTGTTAGCGATAATAAATTTTTCAGTAGCACTATCCATTATATTAAAACTATTTAATAAATCATTTCCACCTGCATCACCAGTAAAAATTCTAAAATAATCAGTACCAGTTACTATATCTAAAGATGGAATTGCTCTCATTGGATTTTCTAAATGCATAGCAAATCTAGCATTATTAGTACCTGTATAAAAACCTGATGCAAATCCTAAATCAAATGAATTTAATGGAACGATTGTTCTATAATATCTATAACATCTGTTTAAATTCACATCATAAGGCAAGAACTCAAAATCAGATGCAGTTGTTCCAGCTTCTAATTGTACTCCTGTAATGTACCATTCGTTAGCTGTGCTATCTGCAAGATTGACTTGACCTACTACCCTGTTTGCTGCTGTAACAGAGTTCCAAGATGTATTTAAAGTTCCAGATGTAAAGTTACTTCCAGCACCTAACCATAATCTTACATCTAAAGAATGACTATTATTATTATCTAATGAACCAGATGTATCTCCAGCATAGGTAATAGTTTTCTTTTCCCAAGTTGATGCACTATCTATTGTATATGATTTAGAAATTTGTCTTGAATTATCATTATCAAAAATTTCAGCAATATAAGTTCCAGTTTTATTTGATTTAACCCAGAATGATAAAGTTAAACTTTCAGCATTTGATGTTCCTTTTTTTAAATACTGTAAATTTTGACCTTCAAATCTTTGTTCTATTCTTACACCATCAGCAGCAGCTAGGCTACCTTGTGCTGTTGTGCAATCCATTTTTAATGATTTAGCAAAACCTTGACCACTTGGAACATCAGTATCTTGTGACATTGTAAATTGATAAGTTGGTGCTCCAGCTTCTTGAAACTTAAATCTATCTAAAGTGTATTGACTATCACCATTACTTAATCCAGTAAAACTTGTTCCTCTTTGAGCAATACTCATATCACCATTGATGATGATGTTTTTAAATGCTGATTGATTTTGTATTACACCACTTTGTAAATCAGCACTTGTAATAGTTCCATCTTGGATGTCATCACCACTTAAAGGAACTGCTGTTGGTTTGTTTCCTATGAAAGGCATTTATTTCTCCTATGAACTAATTGCGTCTACTGTTGATACCCAACAATCTAAAGATGAAGCTGTGTCTGATATTACTTTTAAAGCATCACCAGATTGAACAACAAATTTAGCACCACCATCAAGAACTTGAAGTGATGAACCTGCTGGAATAGGTGCATCTTTAATTAAATAAATATCATTAGCACCATCATTAATATAGACAGATGCTACTACAGCAGAAGCTGTAACATTTGCAACAGATATTCCTACTACAGTATCATAACTGTCAGCAGTAAATAATGTTGCAGCAGATGTGCCTACATCATTTGAAGTGTATCTTCTAAAGTTTTGTGCCATGTTTTCTCCTTATAAAGCTATTGCCATAGCTATTGCAAATCCAGGACTTGCAGCATCTATGTTTGTTAATTGACTTCCATCTACAGCAGGTAGTTGAGCTGAACCATTTAATTGTACCACATTATTTGCTGAAGTTCCAACATTTAATGTTGCAGCAGTTCCTAATCCAGTAATCTTAGAATTATCAATAGCATTTACTGCTAAATTAATTGTACCTGAAGATGTAATTGGTGAGCCAGTTACTGTAAATTCTGAAGAACCTGAATCAGCTACCCCTACTGAAGTTACTGTTCCAACATTAGCTGGAGTAATTTGAGAATAAGTAATATTACTTACACCTATAGTTGCATCAGAATCAGTAGTACATAAAAAGATTTTATTATCATTTGCTGTACCTTGATTGACTACAATCATTTGACCAGATAGTTCAGCTATTGTGTCAAACTGTGGATCTCTTGAAGCAGTACCACTAGCGACTACGATATATAATCCATTAGCTGTAGCATCTGTTTGGTCTTTAACTAAAACTCTATCTCCAGTAACTAATGTTACACCATCTAAAGTATCACCATTTTGTAAGTCTGCTGTTAAATCTATATTTGCAGTTGTAGCAGCTTCTGCAATAATTCTAGTTCTTAGTCCTGCAACAGCTTGGTCTACATAATTTTTAGTAGCTGCATCTGATGTAGCAGAAGGATCTCCAAGACCTGTAACTGAACCACCAGATATAGAAACATTGTTTGCATTTTGAGTTGCAATAGTTCCTAAACCTAAATTAGTTCTAGCTGTACTAGCTGAAGTTAAATCTGATAAATTACTTGCTTTAACAAGTTTAGCATCTAATTGTGTTTGTATTGCTGATGTTACACCATTTAGATAACCAAATTCTACATTTGCAACTGTACCATTGTAAATTTTAGTAGCCTCAATAGCTGCACTAGCATTAATATCTGCATTAATAATAGTACCATCTAAAATTTTTGCTGAAGTAATACTTGAATTTGCAATCTTAGCAGTTGTTACTTGGCTATCTCCAATGTGAGCTGTGTCTATACTGCCATCAACATACTGATCTGAGTCTACAGAATTAGCAGCCATTTTAGCATTAGTGATTTGAGAATCAGCTATGTGTGCTGTATCTATAGATCCATCTACATATTGATCTGAATCAACTGAGTTGGCTGCCATCTTGGCATTTGTAATTTGTGAGTCTGCAATATGTTGAGTATCAATACTACCATCTACATAATGCTCACTATCAATACTATCATCTGCAATCTTTGCACCAGTAACTGCATCAGCAGCAAGTTTAACAGTTGTAACACTACCATCTACTAATTGAATTGTACCAATAACACCACCTGGAATAGATGTATTTGTTTTTGATATAGCACCAATATAAACATTATCTATAGCTTCGTTAGATAAGTTTCCTGAATCCCAAGTTACATTAACTGTAGTGTTTGTTGAAAAAGTTGATGAACTAATTGTTCCATAAATAGTTCCTGGAGTTGTAGCAGTAATTTTAATTCTTCTGTCTGCATGATAAATTGCAGTTACATCAACACCAGCTATTGTAAAAGATGTTGCACTTGCATAACTTGCAGTATAAGCACCATCACCATCTCCATATTCTACCCATTGAGAATCATTAAACCATTCTCTAGTATTCTTCATTAATGCTCTAATAGCATTATTAATGTTAGAAGGTAGCATACCTTCTGCTACAGAAATGGTATTTAATGTTGTGTTATTAGCTTGTGTTGTTGAATAATCTTTTATCCCTGCCATTTAGTCTCCTATAAACCAAGCATAAGCTTTGTTGTTTTCTTGATTCTTCTCATTGATAAGTGTGTTAATAGCTTCTTCAATTTGTCTTTGGAAAAACTCTTGAGTTTCAAAACTATATCTTACGTTATCAACGTCTGTTCTATCTGTCATCTTAATCCTGCTCTTGATGCAACTAAATCAATACCTTGAGCATCTGACCAAGCTACACCACTAGGTGTTTTAACATTTACTTTTATGTATCTTCCAGATTGTCTTACTGGATTAATACCTGTTGAGTTCATACTTATCTCACTAGATTCTGTAACTGTATCTGCAAGTCTATCTCTAGTTTTAATAGTAACTGTAGATTCTGCATCAACTATTGGTCTAATACTTTGAACATTACTTCTAAAGCCTGGAAACAATTCTACTTCACTTGTTTCTATTTCTCCTTGATTTCCTGTTCCAGAGAAAATTGCAGCTTTATAATTATTATCAATAGCTCCTAATAATAATTGTCCACCATTCCAAAAATCTGTATCTAATGCTATATTAATATCATCTAAGTTTTGAGATATAATATCCATTAGTTCTACTGTATAAGCACCTACAAACTGACTAAATATTGTACTAGCATTTGTATTTGCTAAAGACCACTTTTTAGTAGAATAGTTATAAATTAATATTCTGTCGCAAATACCAGTTGTATTACTTGTATTATTAACAGATGGATATAACCATAATGCTAACTGATTAAAAGGATCTACAGCAGCTACAATTCTGTCTGTGTATGCTTTATTAAGATTAGCATCAAAAAATCTGTTTACTTTTTCTGCACCAATAGAAATAACTTGATCTCCATTAATTTCAAAAAAACCATCATCAGCATAAAAGAATACACGTCTATTATCCTGACATACTGTTCTACCATATACAGCTCCTCTATTAGGAGATATAACTGATAGTCTAAATACTGTTGCACCACCAACATAGTCCATTCGGATTATTTGGTTTTGCCTAAATACATATCCTATTTCTCCAGAAGTAATATGTACTATTTCACCACCTGATCCTGGAAGATCTTGACTATCTGATTGTTTAGTTCCAGGAGTCCATTCTGTAATATCGTTAATACCTGACCAATTAATAGTATTAGAACCTGTTGTCAAGTTACCAGTAATTAAAAAATCCCTAACAACACCAGAAACTCTAAAATTAGGAACTCCACTAGCTATAGTATCTAAATCTGCAAAATTAGTTGATGTACCCATTAAATAATATTGAGGTTTATCAACACCATTTGATGCTATTACATAGTTACCAAACTGAGTAAATGTCCAAAAATCTGTATTACCACCAGTTAAAGATCCTTTTCTTGATGTAAAAGTACCACCATCTAATTGATAAATATCTGTATTAGTAGCTACAAAGTTATATACATTGTTAGCATTATCTCTAAAAGATCCAGCTCCTCTACTATCAGATCCAACATTATTAGTTGAATAGTCTACCAATGAAGGAAATCTTTTATAAGAATTTAAAGCATAATAAACATTGGTAGCAACATTAGCTCCAGGATTCATATGCTGTGGTTGATCAGGTAACCATTCTCCAAAAGGTATTTGCATAATTATTTTCTTCTATAAAATGATAAATCAGTTCCAATATCTGTTCTTTGTACAACTGGTGCACCACCATAAGAATCTTGTTGGTCATTATTCTCAGCTCTTTCCATAGCAGCTGAATACATACCTAACCATTGTTGAGCTTGATTAGGTTCTATACCACCTAAAAAATTAGCAGCATGATATAATGATCCATATAAATAAATAGCAGGATGATTTAATAAAATATAATTAGTTGTATTGCTATCTGATAATTCATTAAAAGCTTTGTAGTATTGTAGATAGCCTGTGTATGATGTGTCTGGTTGTGGTGCAAATCTAAAACTTTCTGTACCATTATCTGATTCAATAGTATAAGTTCTTGGCATACCTGCTGTTGAACCACCTTTAATAGATATTAAGTTAGAAGGTGTAATATAATTTAAATGATATTTAGTTCCACCAGACAGAATGTAAAAAGATCTAACACCAATAAATCCTGAAGGTACTGTTACTGTTTCAGCATTAATAGTAATGGAATCATTTTGTTCCATTTGTCTTATTCTTAACTTAGCATTAAAGTCAGCTTCAGTTAATTTAATAAAGTCATTAGCTATTTCAGAAGTTAAATCACTTCTGTTAAGCCAATTAGCTATAGATGTTTTAAGTGCAGAATAAGTATTTAGTGCCATTACATTCTTCCTGGTGCAGTTCTAAAATATCTAAAATCAGAACTATTTAATTTTTCTCTTAATATTTTACTTCTAACTTCTTGAGGTAAAGCAAACCAATTATTAGTACCATTGTATTCTTTAGTCCAAATTTCTAACATTAGTCTTGGAATACTAGCTATACGTTTCATATCTTTAGATGGAGTATATCCATCATTTTGATTGTATAGCTCTTTATTTCTTTTTAGTAGATTGGTAACATTTTCAGTTTTTTTAACTGTTAGTTTACCATCAGTTTCTACATAATAAGAAGTACCATCTTTTTCTTTATCTCGTAGTATGCTCATTACTCAGTTAGTTCAGTAATATATGCGTTTACAGTTCCAATTACAGCTACCTTTTCGCCTGGCGATATTTTAAAATATTCATAATCATCAGCAGGTAAGTATATTGATGAAGTAGTTGCTGTTGGGTTTACACCGATTTCTATATGACAAGCAGCATCAGCTGCAACTCTAACGTAAAAGATATTATCAGATATTGCTGAAGATTGTGCTGAAGTACCAGATGATGTAACTTTTTCTGTTGATTTTGGTCTCATTGCTAAGTGCATTATTTTCTCCTTTAGTTGGGGGTGTTACCACCCCCTAATTAATTATCTTCTAATAACAAATGTTATTATTGCTTCACAAGCTGTTGCAGATGCACCATCTGAAATCATTTCGATTGCATCACCTTCTTCAACTGAGTTTGCTGCTGAAGGTGTAGATGTATCTACATCACCTGCTGCTGAACCAGATTGAGTTATAGTTATACCACCATTAGTGATTGCAGTTCCACCAATTTCAAAAGATAAACCTGCATCAGCAGTAGTAATAGCATTTTTAATACTTGAAAAAATTTTAATAATTTTTCCACCATCAGGTACAGCAACAAATGTTGAACCAGCAGTAGAAATATCTGTTATTTTTGCAGTTAAAAAATAATCGTTAAGTGTTCTCATTTTTTTTTCCTTTTTATTTGCTTCGTTCCGACTTCAAAAATCTTCAAAGACCAAACAAAATTATTGTTAGTATGATGGGGGATTGCTCCCCCACCAAATTAATTATTATGATGTTGTAAGATCAAATACTCCACCTGAAGCACCTTCGTTTCTAGAGATCAAAGTAAGCTCAGCTAAGATCTGTCTTTTCTCAGCATCTCCAGTTTTTGAAAGTTCATGCATAGTGAAATCTCTTAAGAAACCAACTGACCAGTAATCCATATCTAGGACTAATGCGTCTCTATCTCTTGAGAATCTATTTGGAACAACTTCTAAATCTCCGAAATCAGAAGAATATACATCAATAGATGTGTATAAAGTTTTATCTTCAGACGCATCAAATCTAGTATTTCCACCTGTGAAACCAGAAATTTTTTGTTTGTTGAAAGGGCCAACCATGATTACTGATGGGTTACCACCTGCATTCCAAGTTCCCTTGATTACATCTTTAAGCATGTCCTCAGTTAAAGCTCTTTGAGTACCATCATTTCTAGCATCTGAACCATCAGAAGCAGTTGGATTAGTACCATCAGCAGCTTTATTTGAGTTAGTAGCAATCCATGCACCGATAGAAGCAAATGTTCTAGCAGCAGATGAAGAACCAGCAGCTCTAGCTTGGTTAGTTAATAAAGTAGATTCAATATCTCTTTTTAACTCTTTAGACTTCTTAGCTATTTGATAAGCTAATTCAGAAGCTCTACCAGCTTTATCTACAGCTTCTTGTGTACCAGTAATTACAACAGTTTTATCCATAATCTGTGTGTAGTTACCAATTCTAGAAGTTGCAGTTGATGCATCAAGAGTAGCTTCATCACCTTCGATTACAGCATTGTTAGTTACTGCTGCAGCCAAAGAATCAGTTTGCCATTCATGAAAAGTGTTTTTTACTTGCTCTCTAGCAGCTGAACTCATAAATGGAGTTTCAGTTGGAGAGATTGAGTAAATAACATCTTGTAGATCTTCTCTAATACCTACTGCATCATAGGTATCAAATGTATTTGTTGCTTGTGTCATGTTATTTTATCCTTTATTTTTTTGAGATTATTTCAAGTATGGCAGAATGAGCATCCTGGATTTTTCCAGATTTTTTCAATCTACCAAGTTTAGATTGTATGACACTTCTTTTAGAACTTTCAGATGATGCTGTTCCAGACTTAACAACTTTAGGTGCATTAACTATTTTCTTTTGAACAATAGGTTTTGCAGCTTTTAAGTTTCTATAATCCATAGCATCTTTTAAAACTTTAAGAAATCTATGATCAGCTAAACTACCAATCTCTTGATCATTAAATCCATAGTCAGATAATGTATTTCTCATTTTGACTTTTAGATCTGATGCTTTCTGAGGATTAGATAGTTCAGGTATTGCCTGTTCAGCTAGTTGTTTTTGTTCATTAAGAAATTGATTGTATTGCTGTTGTTTAACAACTTCTGATCTCTTTCTAAGTTCAGCTAGATGTTCTCTTTGCTGTCTCATTTGGAAATCTAATTTAGCAGCTGCTTGAGGATCTTCCTCATACATAGCTTTTAAATCAACTTCAGAACCTTGACTGATAAAACTATTTGCTGATTGCATTAATTCATCAAGTTCTCTTAACTTAGTATCATACGTTTGACGCAAAACACCTTTTTCTTCTTCAAGATTTTTTCTTTCTAAAGATAAAGAATGTGTCTTTTGTCGGTAATCCGAATCTCTTGAATAACCTGACTTAAGTTCATC